ACGCTCAAACTCTCCGTTCCAGTAGGCTCGACGCTATTATTGGTGTGTACGCTACCCGGAGGTAAATATACGGCAATTCCGTTGTCAATATCGTAGTCGAAGTAAGGAATATTTGGGGTTCTTATGTAGGTAAACGTGATACGTGGGAGATACGGATAAATGAAATACTTATCGTTACGAGTCACTAGTATCGGGTCGTTCTCCTCCGGGTTGTCCACGGGGCTGATAATAGAGCTTCTCATCCGGGCATCGTATTGGTGCTGGCTCACAAACTCCACGCTTCTGTAGTTATATTCTATCCCGCAGTTTACGTTCAAAAGCTCTAAGTAGCTAGAAGACGCCTCGTACCAAATGTCCTCGGGAATGTCCGTGTAACCTCCCTTCTTCGGGTCCCCCGCAAACACAGGGGTGAAGTTTAACGCCGGATATTGAGGACTTCCCAAGGTCTTGATAAACGGCTGAAGGTCACTTGTAATCTCCCGGTTCTTTTCAAAAAGGTCAACCAATCGGTTCAAATATCGCTGGTTAACCGTCTTGATTCCCTTGTTGAAGGTTTCGGGAGTTACGTATCCTCCGCGCAAGTCCTTACCGGCGCGGAAGAGTAACTCTTCATATATCTGACCTAGGTTAGTAATCATTATGGGTAAATTTCAATCTTAAATGACGCATTGACCAATAAATCATCAGCATATGCCGCTGGTCCTGCGCCCGACACGCCTAATCCAGCGGTTATTATTGTTATTGAATTAGTTAACTGGGCAAATGCTTGTACCGATGTAGTATAATTTGCGGTAGGTCCATAGGTTACAAAAACAGCGGTTTTGTTTGTAGTAAATGGATTGCCAGTAGACACACACGTGTAAATACCAGCCCCCAAATAATTGAAACTCATTGTTTCTCCTGTAGTGTTAGCAATAACAGTAGCTACTGGAGGACTACCTACTCCTGATTGATTAAGACGAGCCACATAAACTAATGGACCGCCGCTAGATACAGGCGTTTCGATCACGTTACCATCTACGTCTACACTCAATGAATATTCGGGCGTTCCCGTAATGGTTCCGCCGCCATAGGAAGGCAATGTAGCAGAACCATCTGAATTAAGAGTCAATCTATCAAGAAGCGATGAACTTGAACTTGATCTTGTCTTAAAGTTTAAATTCGCCTGTACAGGAGACGTGGCGCTAACCAAAACGCTTTCTATAGAAGCCGTTGTAACAGGAATACCAGCGCTTGACTCTGTTGCAAACTGAATAGAAGAACCAACGCCGTCATCTCCACTGCCTCCGTCAACAGTCGTTCTTAAGCTTAGGTTAGTAGCAGCCGCGTTGTTTGTGGTTGTGTTTACAGTAAGTCGCGCAGCTGTGTTTGTGGTCGATGTAGCGTCAATAGCGTTTGTCGTTCCGTCAATAGAAACGGCTCCAACGCCTCCAGTTACCTGTAAGGCATTTGACGTAGAAGACAACGTAACTTTTTGAGTTCCTGTCCCAGAAAACAAAACGTTTCCATCGGAAAAGGTTAGGTCTTGAGTACTTAAATCAATCGTGGTGGCGGCATCTAAAGAGCCTCCAAGTACTACGTTTCCTGATGAAAGTGATAGGCCATTATCCGCGCCAGCGATATGGGTTGTTTCAATTACATTCCCATCTGTATCTACACTCAATGAGCGAGTAGCAGTTCCGGTATAGCTTCCGTCTCCATAAAAAGGAAGGGTTACCGACGCGTCCGGATTAAGAGTGAAGGTGTTTACAAGACTTCCTGCCTTTACATTAAAATTCAACTTTCCTCTCTGTGATGCGGCGTTAGTAACCACACTCTCGATAGAAGACGTGGTGAATGGAATAGACGTAGAAGATCCTTCGGCTACAAACTCTATCGAGGAACCTAAACCATTCGCCCCAACACCTGATCCTGTTACGGTTGTTGATAAAACAAGGTTCTTAGCAACGTCGTTATTTGTAGAGCGATCTACCTGGAGAGTGGCAGCGGTATTGGTGGTAGCCAACACTTTAAGCGCATTAGTAGTACCCTCAACGCTCATTGCGTTAGAGGTTCCTGTTACGTCTAAGGCTGTACCAATAGTTGATGAAACTATTACATTACCAGTAGTTCCAGAAAATGTCAGGTTTCCACTTGTCCCTGAAAATGCAAGGTTTCGTGTATTTAAGTCAATAGTAGTTGCGGCATTCAAAGAACCACCAAGGACTATATCGGTTGCAGATACGGACAAGCCGTTTGCAGCTCCAATAGAAGATGCGGTGGCAGGGTTGTAGTATTCCTCCCAAACCAAGGCTGCAAGTGTATCGTTTGTGCAACGGTAAAGAACACCTGTATTAGTGTTTTGCCAAATTGCTCCAAATTCCACATCAGGCTGTGCGCTTCCTGGATCTCCCATTCCAGTGCTAAACAAACGGTATTGGAAGTTGGCAAGCAAATCGTCGATTATCGAGTTAGCTGAATTATTTGATACCCAGTAGTAGGTCTCGTTATCGCAACAAGCGCAGTCGCATCCCGAGGCATCTAATTGAGCCTGAAGAAGGGCAATGGTAGATTTATAACTATCCAACTCGCCACAAGCCCTGTAGTTCATGGCCTCTGTGTAATACAGAAGGACATTGTCTACAAACACTTGATATTTTGAAATTCTGTTTCGGATAAGCTCTGTAGCGTGAGCTGCACGAAGGTTCTCAATGCAAGGAACGAGTCCGCAAAGAGTTCCCGCGTAGGTTACGGTAAATTCTCTTGTTATAGAATTAGAGTAAGTAATTATAAGGCCGGACGCTTGATTTTGCTGAATCTGTTGTGACAACAAAACACTGTAAGTACCAGTAGCAAGGGGAGTCTCTTCACTAAGTGTGGTTGGATACGGTAGAGACGTGGTGACTACCTGTGGATTGAATATCGGATCAACATTTGTCCAAGATGGATAGTTTATGGTGCAAGCTTGACTTGCTATAAATTCGTTTGCAGCTAAAACCGTGGTGTTTGATACAGCCCATGAACCACTATTCCCAAACTCGCAGTCGTAAGTGAACTCTACACCAGCAGTTGTTTGGGTGCATCCTGAGTAAACCCAAGAAAAACCAGAGAAAACTTGACTAACATTAATAGCTCTTAATGAGCCTAATGTTGCAGACACAGATTGATCAATGGTTACATACAAGTTTCCAGATATATTCGACGCACCAGTTATCAAAGCGCCTCCGGGTAAATCTACAGAAACTTCAATATTTGCACCGACAGTGAAGCCTTGATAGTTAGCTCCAATCGACGCAAGAACAATCTGATTCGGTGCAGCAAGCGCTGTCGTGTTTGAAAAAGCAAAATCAACCGTATAAACAGCTGAATACGATCCATTAGCCACATTTCCATTTAAGTCTAATTCTAGATCAAATAGAGAGGTGGTAGTGTCTCCACCCGCGAGGTCAATCGTGAGTGGAGACCCTATTAAATCCCCTTGAAAATAAATTGCGACACTTCCCGTCGCGCCAAGAGCGTTTACGTCTACACTTATTGCAGAATAGTCTGTCGTGTCAGTGAAAAAACCCTTTTTCTGAGTTATATCAAGCGTAAGGGAAAGTGTGCTTTGCATTTTATTTTATAGTTTTCTTAATTTACTTAACAATTCATCATTTACTTTGAGGTGATCAATCAAGGCAAATGCATCCTTCTCTCCTGTTGATTCGAAGAACGGAGTCTTTAACCACTTAGTTCCGTCACCTCTACGGTCGCGAAGATACCAAATTCCGTCCTCATTTTTAATAAAACCTTCAGAAGAAAGTCGATTTACCATCTCGTGGATGGTCTCCTCGGTCTTTACCTCTTGTTTCTTTGGACGAGAGTCAAGTATTTCGAACGCGTTTTTGCGGAACGTATCGCTACCATTCTTAATGGAGTCGTGAAGCATCACACGATTTTCTTCCTCAGAACCTTTCTTTGGAAGAGCTAATCCGTCGATTGCCTTCAACACCATGTCGTATGAAGCGTCAAAATAAATCAAATTCTCTAGCTCACGAGCTGAACGAGCAGATTCAATTTTAGCCTTAGCAACAATCTCTGGTTTGTCGTAAGTGTACCAGCAGTCGCTTGACTTTCTTGCACATCGGTTGTCGGAGATTATCGGACAAATGTAGTGCAGGTAAAAAAGCAAGTCCTTCTGTCCTGGTCTGATTTCCATTCCGTGGTGAACGGTAACATTGTTTCCGGGGTAAGAGAACTTCATACCAAACGGGCCGGGTTGTGGAGAGCTTGTTGAATATTGAATGTAATACTCTTCACCAGTTTCAGGTTCAACAACGATACCTCTAGCCTTCCTCGAGTTGCCCTTTGGCGGCTCAATAAATAAACGTGGTGTTCCTTCTTTGTCTGTTGATGGGACCTTGTAAGATCTTCTCATCTTGCTGTCCAAAACCTTTATCTTAACGGGCTTGCCCTTGTAAAAGTCTGGAAAGTCTTCTCTCATTTGTTGTTCAGCCCAATCTGGAATAGAGATTGGCTGATTTGTACTTATATCGAAAAGCATAACGTATATAGGTTTTAAAAAAGGGGGCGGAATTGCCCCCTTTTATCATTAGTCATTAGATTAGGCTCCAGCGTTGTACATGATACCGTACTTGTTCGCGTTGATGAATTTGAACGCGATTTCAGATACGATATGAACGCCAAGCTGCCATGCATCAGTCTTGTTAGTTGCTGCACGACCACCTGTTTGCCACATGTTCATGAATGCACCAGGCTTGTGAGCAAGACGGATGTACTTACCGAGGTTACCCATACCGTCGTCTACGTTACCAGGAGCCATTGGCAAGAATACAGCGTAGTCTGACCAAGCCGAACCAGTAACACCGAAGGTTTGTGGGTTGTCGAAGATACCCATACGAACAAGACCGAAGTTCTTATTGTTGAACACGAGGTTGTTGAATGAGTAGGTAGTAGACATCAAGTCAGCGTATGCACCCTCACCCCAGAAAGTCTTCTCCATCTGAACTTTGTTAAGTTGGATGTTAGCGTTCTGGTTGTAAGTCAACATAGCCTGCTCGATTTGAGCCGAAGTCTGACCAGTAGTCCAAACCATGTAGTTCTTCACAGAAGCGTCCTGAGTAGTCAGCTTTGCTTCGAGAGCGTAGAATGTCTGCTCATCAATAGTACCGCCGCTATCTTCAGTCTGACCGTCAGCAAAAATAGTCGGGATCAAACCTGGAGTGGTTTGGAATGATGTAGATGTGGTCAAAGAAGTGTTGGTTGTAGACTGACCAGCCAAGAAGGTGTTCACGATTGCAACCTGGTGTTCACGCTGCAAGTAGATGATGTCGCGTGAGTTAGAGTACGGAGTTGCAGTACCGTTCTCAAGCTGAGAATACCACAACTGGTTGTACAATGACTCAGAGCTAGTCAAGATGTCGTGACGCATGGTCTGCAAGAATGAAGTCTTAACCTCATCGAACATGAACTTACCAGCTTGAGCTGTAGAGTTCTCAGGAACAGAAACACCCACGTAGAAGAAGTAGTCACCATTTGCAACCACAGTTCCAACGCCGTCAGAAGTAACAGGACGTACAGTCAGTGTTACAGCGTCAGCGTTTTTAGCTGTGATTTGAACGAGCTTGCCTGTAGGGGCGTGGCGCCAGATTTCGTTAACGGCAGGCCAAGAGTAGTAAGTACCATCAAGGTCTTGACGATCGCTAGTGTTCAATACGATTGTGTTGTTGCCAGCGATAAGAGTTCCGCCAGTATTAACCAACGCAGGAACCTCCATGCGGGTCAATTCGAACCAACGAACCTTAGGGTTAGTGGCCACCTCGCGGTTACCAATACCGTTCATGATTTGGTTCATTGCGCTCCAGTATTCATCACCGAAAGGCAGGTATGCCACGGCGTCGAAGTCTTCTTTAATTGCGTCCCAGTTGTTCATTATTCCGCCATAGGTCATCGCTGACGTTGACAACGGATTAATAGTGGGACTTTGTACAAATGCCATCTTATTAGATTTTTACAAAGGTTATTATGATTTGATTTTTTGGGATGGTAACGGAAGCCCTCTCGCCAACAAGTCTTGCTGTGCAGGAGTTAACCCCTTCGCATCCACAACTGTTTTGTCTACACGGTTAATCGTTTTAGGTTGACCGTTGTAGACATCTTTGACCACTTTCTTTTCTACGCTTGCTGAAAGAGACTTAGCAATTTGAACTCCGAGATCCCCAGACTGAACCTTGTGAATGAGGATTTGGTTCTCTAACCAGCTTCTAACCGCTTGCTTTCCTTCTTTAGTGGTCGTATCGAAGGCTTGACCTAAATAACCTGCGTACTGCGACTTCAATATCGAATCAATCTCTTCGTTTGAAACTTTTAACGAAACTTCTGACTCACCGAACTTGTAGGGGACATCTTTTAGCTGCTTGGCGTAGGACTCTGCCTCGGCAAGTGCTATTGTCTGTCTTTCCGCAATCTGCTTTTGAGTTTGGCTCTTTAGCTCTTTTGCAAAGGTAAAAGGATTTTTAACAGTTTCAACATCTTTCTTAGTCTTTTCAATTATTTCTATAGCGTCTATAGCGTCAGACTTTAAAAGAGCTGTGGCGTAATAATCTCCGTCACCTAAGTTATACTTTTCGCGAATGGCCTCCTCGATAGTCGATTGACCTAAACGCTTGAATTTGTCTGGGTTCTTTACCGCCTCGGCAATGACAAGAGCCTTTAGAGGATCTTCCATCAAGGTATCCGGAGTAGAAGAAACAATCTGGTTAGCAATAGAGGTGTTAATTCCTTTCTTACCAAACGCAACCATTGTCTTGGCCTCTTCAATTCCTCCGAACGGATCGTCAGCGTCTTGAAGCAATGAAAGACCTTCGTTAATCTCGGCCTCCTTGCTTGTAATATACGCAGCTCGTTCCTTGTATCCTTTTAGCTCCTCGAACTCACTTTTAAAGGAGTCCTCGTTTTCGTAGCCATAAGCGGCAAACCATGGCATATCCGCCTGGTTTATTTGCTCTTCTACTTGTTCGTTAACTTGTTCGTTAACCTGTTCGTTTTGATTTTCTAATTCGTTGTTTTCCATATGTTTTATACTCTACCTGTGATTTCGTTTCCTAGCTCTGCCTCAAGGGTCGCCTCAAGCTGTATCTCCTCAAGAGCCTGCTGACCTTTCAACAACTGAACCTGATAGTTGGCGTCCGCTTTAATCTTAGCAAGCTGTTGCTCCTTCATCAGCTCCATGTTGGCCATCTCGCGCTGCTTCATGATTTCAATCTGAGCAAGCTGCATAGCCGTTTGGCGCTTGGCCTCCTCAGCCATCATTGCCGACTGCTGTTGACCCTGGATGTTTTGCTGCATCATCATCTGGGCGTTCTTCTGTTCACGCTCACGAGCCTCGGTCTCCTCGGTTGCCATAAACCAAAGTGCTTCATCCACGTCACCGTTCTTCAAAAGCTGAGCAACGCGCTCTACGCTTGACGGGGCAAGTAAAACCGAACCGTCTTTGGTTGGGATCTGAGACATCTGCATTGCCCTCTGAAGTATTGCACTCTTTTCTTTGTCGTTTGGAATAGACTTGACACTAATTGCAAGCTGGTCTAACGACAGTCCCTCGATTTCGTCCAAGGAGTCAACCATATGCTTGCCGATTATAGCCTCATAGAACTCACGAATCTTAGAGTCGTACTCTATGTCTATGCGAGCCTGGTGGATCATACGTTCTCCTACCTTGCGCTTAAACTCACGCTCTGACTCGCGAAGGGGCCAGTTGGCGTGGTTGCCGGCTTGGTAGTCCTGCTCCATTACGCCCACAAGTCTTTCCGCGCTTTGGTCTGGGCTTGCAGCCATGGCGTCAGGAATACCCATGGTGTCCTTGATCATCATCTGCAAGTTGGCAATCTGCTGAATCCATTCAGCTCCCTGTGGGCCTAGACCGTTGTCCATTTCGGTCAGTGGCTGGGATACATATTTACCCGTTGCCGCGTTGAACTTGGTGGCAACAACCTGAATACCGTTCTGACGATGTACGTGTACAAGGTCAAACAGGTCGTACTCTACCCCACCAATCTTAATGTTTGCAGCCTCGCCCACGTCGATACGATAACCCTTTGGAGCAGCGGCCCATACAGCAGCACGAAGCTTAAGCATGGCGAACATTAAGTCGTCAAGCAATCCTTTTACGCTGCGGGTAGGAGACTGGCCCTGTATGCGGTGTATAACATAAGAACTCATCGGTGTGAGTCCCTTCTGCATCTGGTTTGGCTTCTTCTTCCACTCATAGATTCGGTCAAGACCGGTTCCTGAGATGATGTATGAACCCTCGTACCAATAGTTGCAAGAAACCTCTTCGTATGTGTCGTTAGGATTCTTTTTCTTTTCCTCTACCGGCTTGTTGTTTCGAAGGAATGAAGTGTATCCCTGCTTGTTTGTTCTTTCCACATACTGTTTGTAGTCAGTAGAAAGATACTCAAACTTCAGAACGTAAATCTTAAAGTCCATCCAAACCCAGCGGTTTGTTGTCTGGTCCTTACGCTCAAACGCCCAAACAGGAATCATTGAAGCGTCCGTTTGATACGGAACGTATGACTTAGCCATCGCCTGAATCTGCTTTTCATCAAAGCCTGCCTCAATTAGTTTGGGGTATATTGACTGAACGGTTTCAATCTCAATGTGGCCGATAGCAACAGGCTCGTCTTGATTGTCTTCGTTCCAAAGCATTACAAGACGGGCAGGGTCAATGTATTTAACCTTTACTTGACCAGTAATCGGGTCGTTGTAAATCTTTGCCGAACGGAAGTGGTAATCGACAGCGTCACGGTTTATATCGTTCCGCATTGAACCCCAGTTAGACGAACGAAAGCCCGACTCAGCGAGTTTCTCTAAAGCCACCTCGTACTTGGTCTTGAAAAAACCAAGGCGATCGGCCATGTCTAACATTATCTCATCCTTTGGCACAAATGGCAACTTGAACTCTGGGAGTCCAAGCTCACGCATCAACGGATTCGTAAAATTCGCTTTAGCGTAGATATCGTTTTTTTCGCGCTTCTTTTTATTGACGATAGTTTTATCAAGAGAAACACAATCAAGTTTGTAATCATTATCAGAAAGAATTGATAGAAGAACATTGCTTAACTTTTTCATTGGAGAGAATATGTCATAGCTGATGTTAGCCATTGCCTTTCTCTGCGCCTTACTCATTCCTTTGGTAGAAGGACCGCTCTCGGCCCCGCCTGTTGACTTGTTCCCTATTGGGGAACCATTTGAAAACCAGTTCTTATACCTCTCATTGTTCTGAATGCCAGAGCCGTAGTTACGGGTCTCCTGCATTTCTGATAGCTGGTTGAAAGAAAAATATGCACCACCCGAACAATATCGAGAATACAAAGCTCTTCCGCATCGTAAGCCAAAGTCTGGCTTCAACTTATCCACTTCAGGAATATTGTCTTCGGGGAACAAAACCCCTCCAGCCAACTGAGGTAGTATCATATCTTACAAATTTAAGTAAACAACCACAAATGTATAAAAAATTCTCATAAATAACTGAAAACAATCAATCTATTTCAAAAATCGAGAACCCTCCCTGCACCTCTATAGGCTGGTAAGCCTCCTTGTAAAGGTCAGGCATCCGGCTCTTTATGGCCCTCATACACCACCCCGTAGCGGCACACAAGTCATGGTTTGTCAAATCGTCGATGCCCCGCATCTGACTCCACTCCTCGACTATCTCCCACATCTTCACGTACTTAACGTTGTTGTTAAAGAAGGTCATGATGTCTCCGGCCATCTCGTTCTTCTCGGCCTCTCCCGCCCAAACTCCTGGCCTTGAGTCCTGCTTGCCATCCGATCCAAGGTCCTTCAAAAGGTATCCGTCAAATCCGTTGTCCCTAAAGTATTCGACAAGTGCCTCTCCGTCGGGCCATTCGGGGTAGACATAGGCTCCAAGAAATACAGCGGCCTTCAGCCACTCCTCGTGGTACTCGGCCTTATCTTCTGTTTGACGATTATAAATTAAAACCCAGTCGTTGCTTACCCATTCGTTCCTGGGCTTGTTGTCAGGATCGACCTGACTATCTCTTTTATAAAACACGGCAGCAGCTGCGTTTGATTTCTTTTTACCTACAGTGTTTCTCTTGTGGAACTTTACCGGGTCACAACAAAGGAAGAACTTGTTCATCACCGAAGGATCGGGAGCGTAGATTATACCTTTGTCTTTTGGGGGAATATAACCTTCTTCAGGCGTAACAACGGTCTTCCTGTTACGCATCTCGTTCGGGGGAAGATAACTCATGGTCCAACTACCCCTTGAGTCGTTTTCTACATACACTTCGCTTCCAAACTTGTCTCCTGCCCACTTAAAGTTAATCTTTGTGGTAATAGGGGTGCGAGAGAACTTGAGTTCCGATATACGGTCACGCATCTTCTCGATAGGCATACCCATGTCTTTCGGAATAACGGCGAACGCCTGCTTCCAACTCATAGGGAAGTTCTGCTGTAACTTAATCAGCTTCTGCCACTCGCGCTTACGCTCGAAGTAGTCTGCCTGGTTTAACAGATAAGACTTGGCGCCCTTGGTTATCCACTTGCCCTCGTTGGACATTACAGGTTCCTTTGGATCGTCGATAATACTAGCGCCATACTCGTCGATATATCCCTCAA